CAAAAGATTGGGTTGAATGGTATATTAGCAATCTTAAGAAAGAAGAAATTAAAGACGTGGTATTTTGTGGAGACTTCTTCCATACACGGGATGAAGTCTCTGTTGATTCTTTGCATTTTGGTTCTTGGGTCTTAGAACAATTCAAAGATTTTAATGTTACCTTAATTACCGGTAACCATGATTGTTACTTAAAAGACTCTTCTGAAATTAATTCATTATCCCCATTCAGAGGATGGAGAAATGTTACTTTGATTGATACACCCAGAACAGTAGAATCACACGGACATTCATTTAACTTTATCCCGTGGGGTACTAAATTAAAAGATTTTCAAAATGCACACATTACTTTTGGTCATTTTGAAATTAATAATTTTAAAACAAATAATTATTACATTTGTGATCATGGTGATAATGCTTCTGATGTTTTAGAAAAGAGTGATCTCATTATTACAGGGCATTTTCATTTGAGGGATGAAAAGAAATTTAACAATGGTACTATCCTTTATGTGGGCAACCCATTCCAAATGGACTTTAATGATGCTGCAACTGTTAAAGGATTTTATATTTTAGATGTTTGTGACAAGTCTTATCACTTCATAGAAAATACTGTATCGCCATTACATCATAATATACTCCTTTCGGATCTTGTAAGAAAACAAACAATTACAGAAGAAGTAAAAGAACTTTTTAAAGATAATTTAATCAAATTAAAAATTGATAAACGTATTACAGCAGATGATACGGATATTCTTTTGACAAAACTAAAACAATTGAATCCTCTACAATTTACTGTAGAATATGATTCATCGTATTCGCCTTATGATATAGCTGAAGATAAAAAAGATTTATCCGGCATTGATGTTCAACAAGCCATTATAGAATTTATTGAATTGATGGATATCAATAACAAAAGCGAAATTATTAATTACACATTAGATTTGTATAAAAAGATTCAAAAATGAAAAAAGTAAATTTTAAAGAGGTAGAAATTAAAAATTTTCTTTCTATTGGAACTAATCCAGTAAAACTCGAATTCAAACCAGGATTACATATTATTACGGGTATTAATCGTGATAAGATTGATCGCAGAAATGGGATTGGTAAAACCTCTGTTATTGAATCTATTTACTTTGCTATTTTTGGGAGTACCATGAGAGAATTAAAGAAAGATTTAATTCCTAATACATATACTAATGGTACATGTGAAGTCAAATTAACTTTTGATGTCATTCAAAATAATGCATCACATACTTATAAAATTATAAGAACCCTGAATCCATCTAAACTTTCTTTATTTTGTGACGGCAAAGACGTTACGCGTGATTCTATTAAGAATACCGAAGAAGAGATTTTCAATGTATTAAATGCATCTCCTTCTATTTTTGAAAATTGTGTTATTATGACTTTGAATAACACGGTGCCATTCATGGCTAAATCAAAAGTTGAAAAGAGAAAATTTATTGAAGGTATTTTTAATTTAGAAGTATTTTCTCAGATGCTTTCTCTTCTTAGAGAAGAATTTAGTGATCATAAACGGATATATGAAATTGAATTGACAAAATTTGAAGAAACGCAAAAGACTAGAGAGAATTTAGAAAATCAAAAACAAACTATTCTTGATACAAGAAAACAAAAAATTTCAACTTATCTTGCCCGTAAAGAAAATAATTCATCCGAGAAAATTAAATTGATTGAACAATTAGAAGAGCATATTGATATTGATGAAAATTCAATCAATGAACAAGTTAAGAAGTTGGAAGAAGGTTTAATTCAATGTGATCAAAAAATTGAAAAATTCACAGAAGCTAAATCAAAAATTACAACAACTTTGGATCAATTAAATCAAAAATTTAAAATTATTGGTACAAATAAAAACACATGCCCAGTTTGTCTTAAACCAGTAACGGAACATGATAAAGAAGAGTTAGAGAAAGAAAAAAATAATATTCAAAATGAAATTAATTCATTAAATGAAAAATTATTAACATGCACAGATAACTTAGCTACTCTTAAGAAGAAAAAACCTACTATCAGAACAGCAATTGATAAACTTAATTTAAAGGTTAACGAAATAAAGTTACTTGAACAAAAGAAAATCAATATTAGTGATCGAATTAAACAGTTAGATGAATGGTTAGTTCAATTAGATGATGATATTGAATCTTTGAAATCAAATACAACAGATGTTGATGATATTTTGATTGATATGATCAGCAGAGTCGAAACTGCTAAAGAAATTGTTAATAAACATAAAACGCATCTCAACTTACTCGAAACAATTAAGTATATCGTTTCTGAAGAAGGTGTCAAATCTTATATTGTTAATAAAATTCTTGCATTATTCAATTCTATTTTGATGTCTTATTTGCGTAAGATGGATGCTAATTGCTCTTGCTTCTTTAATGAATATTTCGAAGAAGAAATCATTAATGAAAAAAATAAAATTTGTTCATATTTTAATTTTTCGGGTGCAGAAAGAAAAAATATGGATTTTGCATGCTTATTCACATTCATGGATATGCGTAGATTACAAGGTGATGTTGTTTATAACATTTCTATCTATGATGAATTGTTTGATTCGTCGTTAGATGAAAAGGGAGTAGAATTGGTCACAAACATTTTAAAAGATCGTGTCCATATGCATAATGAATGTGTAATGGTTATTTCACATCGAAAAGAAAGTATTCAGCATGCTACAGGCGACGTAATCTTCCTAGAAAAGAAAAATGGTGTAACATCAAAGATTGATTATAATCCTTTTTTGGATAATTAATCTTTAGGATGTTCACACCGAAAATTAATATCATGCCCATGGGCCTGCAACCAACAGGCCAACCAGCTCAGGCACAACCACCTAAATCAGAACACGCACCCGAAGATCTCATGAGGGTTGTTCATTATAATGCAGACCATTCTGGTTGTGGTTTGTGGCGTATGTCTTGGCCTGCTCACCTTATTAATTTCCATAATAAGGCAATGATTACTGAATCAACAGTAATGATTACAGATCCGCGATGGTATCAAAATGTAAAGGCTATTCGTGTACAAAGACAAGCTACACCCCATCAATTACAATTCGTAAAATTTTTGAAAAGTATTCAAAAAGATATTGGATTTAAATTAATCTACGAGGTTGATGATGTTATCTTCCGCGAAGATATTCCTGATTATAATAAATTTAAAACAGCTTTCGTAGCGGATGAGATTAGACAAAGTGCAATAGAAATTATTAATCTTTGTGATGAAATGACAGTTACTTGTGATTATATGAAAGAACTGTATCGTGAACGTACAGGTAAAAATGAAATCACTGTAATACCAAATTTCGTACCAAGATTCTGGATGGGCAATTATTTCAGTGAAGCTAAGGTTTCTAGAAATTATGATAAACATAAGAAGAAGCCTCGTGTACTATATGCTGGGTCTGGCGCACACTTTGATGTAGAAAATCGTGTGGGTCAGAAGGATGATTTCGAACATGTATTAAAAGCAGTCATTGATTCGCGCAAGAAATATCAATGGGTGTTTATTGGTGCATTTCCATTAGCACTAAGACCATATATTCAAAATGGAGATATTGAATTCCATCCATGGCAAAAGTTGTATGATTATCCAAAGAAGATCTCTGATTTAGAAATTCAGATGTCTGTAGCACCATTACAGAATAATAGTTTCAATAAAGCAAAGTCTGATCTCAAATATATCGAAGCATGTTGCTACGGAATTCCTGTTGCTTGTCAAGATATGGAAACATATAAAGAGGCAGAAGTTAAATTCAAGTCTGGTGATGAAATGTTAGATTGTATTGCAAAGGAATTAGGACGTGCTGGTCATTATAAGAATCAGGCTATCCAACGTTATAAAGTAGCTGAGAATCGTTTCTTAGAACATGATCGCAATTTGGACTGTTATATGGAATTATATAAGTATCCTTATCGCGATCAAAACCGCGTCAATTTGAGACGATATAATCCTTGATTATAGTTGCGATACCTATTATCATTTCTCTATGATTGGGTATCGCAACGCTTGTTATAATCCTAAAGATCAAACCGTAGAAATTTACACTTGGTCAGATGATGGGGATCGTATTTCATATACTACGAAATACTATCCCTATTATTATTATGAAGACAAAAGAGGGAATGAAGTATCGATTTACAATACGCCACTTGCTAAAAGATCATTTAATAATGCATATGAACGGCAAAAGTATATTACCGAATCAGGAATCAGAAGAGTGTATGAACATTTCGGTGCAGTGCAACAGGCTCTGTTAGATATCTTTTGGCAACATAATGAAACAGATGACTTTTCTAAATTTCCGTTAAAGACATACTTTATTGATATTGAAGCGGTATGTAAAGATCGCTTTCCTGATCCCACATTAGCAGATGTGCCAATTAACGTATTGACGATTTATGATTCCTTTTCAAAGAAATTTTATGCATGGGGATTAAAACCATATAAAGCAAAAAGGAATGATGTTGTTTATTATTATTGCAAATCTGAAGAAGATCTTCTAGCTGGTGTTATTGAATTTTTTAAGAATGATCCACCAGACGTATTGTCCGGATGGAATAGCGCGGGGTTTGATATTCCATACATTATTAATCGATTGAAGAATATCTTTGGTGAAGCTGGTATGAATGAAATTTCACCAGTAAAGAGAACTTATGTAAGAACATTTATTGGTACATTCGGGAAGACACAAGCAAGTTATCATATTGATGGTATTTCATGTGTAGACTACTTGGATGTATATAAGAGGTTCTCTTTTGCTAATAGAGAAAGTTATAAATTAGATAGTATCGGTGAATTAGAATTAGGTGAAAAGAAAGTTGCTATCGAAAAGGATTTGTATGATGTCATGGTAGATGATTGGGATACGTTTATTGATTATAACATTCAGGACGTAAACATTTTGGTTAAGCTTGAAGAAAAGCTGCAATTTATTTCTCTCATCCGGATGATTTCATATATTGGATGTACGACATTTGAAGGTGCATTGGGTACGTTAGGTATTATTACGGGCGCAGCATGTATTCGTGCAAGAAAGAAAGGACAACGCATATCTACGTTCATTAGAAAAGAAGATGATGGTTCTAGAAACCCGGGGGCATATGTAGCAGAACCATTAAATGGATTTCAGGAAGATATTGTATCGTTTGATGCTAACTCACTATATCCTAACCTAATGATTTCATTGAACATGTCTCCAGAGACAAAAGTCGGCAAGATTATTGAAACAACAGATGAAGATGTAACAGTACAACATGTCAATGGCCAAGTCTTTAAATTGTCAAAACCAAAATTTGCTCAATTTATTAAGAAAGAGGATATTGCAATTACAAAAGCAAAGGTTTTGTTTACGCAGAAAAATAAAGGAATTGTTCCAGAGATGGTTGACTTTTATTATCAAAAAAGAAAGGTAGTACAAGCAGAACTTAAGAAATATAAAAAACAGTTGGCAGATATTAATAAGGAGATTGAAAAATTAAAATAAACAACATAATAAAAATATGGATATAGATGCATTAATTAAAAGAAAACAAGAATTAGAAGATACGATTCTTCGCTTAAATGCTAAGCAAATGAGTATCAAAATTCTTATTAACTCTGCATACGGATTAACCAATTAAGTCCCTTTACTAAGTGATTAGTAAAGCAAATCTCTTTAATTGCTGGAAACCTAAAGTTTATACTATGGCAATCAGCAGCGAAGCTTCAAAAGAAGAACGTTCAACGACTATCACTGTAGTGAGTAGATACAAGTGTATCGAAAAGGGAGACACCTCATTGAGGTGATGATATAGTCTCATCTATATCGAAAGATATAGCAGCTTATACGTAAGCGCAAATAGATTAACGATCTGTTTGGAAGATAAATGATTTCGGCAACAAGCACGCACCTATTGGAGATGATGATATTGCATCATCTATTACATTGACCGGGCAAGCTGTTATTAAACAAGCAAGAGAAATTGCAAAGAAATATGTAAGTAACGTCACTGGCATCACAGATGAACGTACATTAGACACTGTAGCAATATATGGGGATACAGACAGTGTTGTCGGTAGTACGTTAATACAGACACATACTGATAAATTAAAAATTGAAGATTTATACAAAGAATATGAATACTTAGATCAACAATATAGTCAATGTGGACATGAAATTATTGATGTATCAAATGATTCATTAAGAGTTTTGACATTCAATTCAAAAACACAATTACCTTATATGGGAAAGGTAAAGAGGTTAATAAGACATAAAGTATCAAAAGCAAAATACGAAATTAACGTCAACGGTAAATCTGTGATCATGACCGAAGATCATGGCTGTATTGTATATCGCAATGATAAATTATGTCGGATTTCACCAAAAGAAATCAACACAAATGATATAATGATTGATACCTCCAATGAATTAAATGTTTCATTTACAAACCCTATTGTACGCTGTATTGGTCAATTTATTGACGAATATGTTTATGATATCGAAATGGATTCAGATACTGAACATACATTTTTTGCGAATGATATTTTGGTACATAATTCATGTTATCTTTCATTAAAATTACTTCCGATAGAATTTTCAAAAAATGGTGTTGTTACACCAGAAGGATATAAACATGCAGAAGCGCTTGAAAAAACTTTAAATGAAGAAATTCAAATTTGGGCTAAATCATCTTTAAATTCAAAAGATTGTCGATTGGCATTTAAGAGAGAAGCCATGGCCGATGTTGGGTTATTTTTAGAAAAGAAGAGATATGTGTTGCATGTATTAGACGATGAAGGCCTACAGGTCAATAAATGGAAATATACTGGTGTAGATGTAGTAAGAACAACAATGCCTAAAAATGTTAAACCATATGTTAAGAAGATCATTGAGACTATGTTGACTACTAAGTCTTGTGCTAAGACAAATGAAGTATTAAAAGAAGCATACGACGTATTCCAAGCATTGCCTATTGAAGATGTATCGAGAACAAGTGGGATTCGTGGTTATGAAAAATATGCGAATATGTGCCATGATTTCAAAGTGAGTAAAGGAATGCCTAATCATGTAAAAGCTGCTTATTTCCATAATATTATTTTAGATAAATTAAACCTTTCAGGAAAACATGAGAAGATTGCTTCGGGGGATAAGATCAAATACTTTTACGTACAACAACCAAATAAGTATGGAATTAATTGTATTGGATTTAAGTATGTTTTTCCTGAAGAGTTTAAATCAATATTTTTACCTGATAGAGAATTATTATTCGAAAAGATTGTATATGCAGCAGTGGAACGTTTTTATCAATGTGTTAATTGGACGCCAAGAAAACCCAGCGAACAAGTTCTCTTTGAATTGGATGACCTATTTGGCGAATAAAGAGTTGACAAATATTACATTATTACTAATATATTAAAGATGTCACAACTAATTTTTATTGACCAAATCGGAAGAACCATTATCGGTGAAGAACTTTCACGTGATGGTGGTCGTCTACAAGTGAAAAATCCTTGTATGATTAATGTAAATCAATTACAAAATGGGCAATTGCAAGTTCAATTATTTCCACTTTTCTTTCCAGAGTTTCTTTCAGAAACAACTCGTAGCAGTGGTTCTGTTTTTGAATTTAATCTTGATAATCTTGCATTAGGTGTAGGTGTAGAAGTAGACGGACGTTTAGTAGAACAATATACACGTATTTGTAATCCACCACCTGTTACGCAATCACCTTCTGATGAACCACCCGTTATTAAGTTGTTTGATGAATAATTTTGTTTGCTGAGTGTTGTGTGTGAAAAATCCCGAGAGATATCTCTCGGGATTTTTTTATAGTTTGATTTAATATGAGTTATGGACAAAGACCTATTAAAATCATTAGAAATTTTAGATGACGGCAATCCTTTCGCGACATTCCTCTCACAGTCTACTTTATCTGTTATTGATAAATGGATTGATACTGGTTCATATGTTTTAAATGCTATTATCTCCGGAAAGATTCGTGGTGGTGGTATTCCTTCAGGCAGAGTTACCATGTTATATGGTGAATCCCAAACTTTTAAATCTTCTTTGGTTATGAAGATTCTTGCTAATGCTCAAAAACAAGGAATGATTCCTGTTATTTTTGATACAGAGAATGCAGTAGACCCCGAAAGTGCTTCGCGTCTTGGATTAGATACTACAAAGGTAAAATATGTACCTACTTTTAATGTTGAACAATGTCGCAATGCTATTCATAAATTTTTGACGTCTGTGAAAGAAAAAGGACAAGAAGGTAAATTCATTATTGCCATTGATTCATTGGGTAATCTTGAAAGTCAAATGGAACAATCACGTATTGAGAAAGATTCTGTAGCACCTGATATGGGATCAAGAGCTCGTGCTATTAAAACATTACTTAGAACAGTAACGCAACTTTCTGCTATTACCAAAACACCTGTTTTGATTACAAATCACTTGTATGATAATCCAGCAGAATTACACCCATCGTTAGTCAAAACAATGCCTGGTGGTAAGTCAGTCATTTATATGCCTTCTGTATCGGTTCAATTAATGAGAAAGCCTGTTAAAGAAGATGTTGTTAAATCAGATTCATCAGGATTAGCTACATTCCAACGCAATTACGTCGGCATTATCATTCGTGCATTAACTTCAAAGAATCGTTTTATTAAACCATATCTAGAAGGAGAATTATATGTATCATTTACTAATGGTGCAGATAAGTATCATGGATTATTAGATCTTGCTGTTGGATTAGGTATTATTGAACAATCTGGTGCTACTTATGCTTTTAATGGAGAAAAGCTAGGATATGCAAAGAGCTTTTTGAATAATGTAGATTTTTGGGAAAATGATATTATTCCTTTAGTAGAAAAAAAGATTGCTGTTGAATGGGCATATTCTTCCTCAGAAGATGCAGAATCAACTGAAGTCGAAGATGAAGAATAAATATTATCATGCAAAATGATACAGATTTAATCTTCGAAGCCTATAAAGAAATCTATTCAGAAGGATGGAAAGAGTGGCTTGCCGGAGCTGGAGTAATGCTCACTGCAGCTTTGGGAGGTATGGGTATTAATCAAGCCGCAACGGAATTTAAAACAGGACTGCCTAAATTGACAGTACCACAACCATCTGATAGCGATAAAGTAGATGCATATCTAGGCAAAGTTGCAAAAATATCGGGATTAGATTTATCTAAAACAAGTGATACCGAAAAGGAAGAATTGCAAAAAAATCTTAAAAAACATTATGAAGGTTTAAAATTGATTAAACAACACGGCAATCCTTCACAACAAAAATCAGCCGCGCATATCATAGGATATATGAAACGTGTATCTGGCATGACGGGTATAGACGGCGGTATGGGTGTAAAAGCACCAAAATATGATTTAGAAAAATTATAATATTTGATAAACAAATAATTGTTTTTATAATAACCACATGACTAATACTCATGTGGTTATTCCTTTTTCTGGGGGTATGGATTCCTCGGTGCTCGTGCATTTAGCCTTATCAGAAGGATACTTTGTACATGTTTTATCATTTAATTACGGCCAAAGACATTCGCAGGAATTAGATTGTGCATCCAAACAAATTCAGAAATTAAAGTCTTTATATCCGAATTTGAAAACATATAAGACTATTGATGTGTCTTATATTAAAGATATTGCACCTACATCATCATTAACTAATAATGATATTGAGACACCAGATGTGCGCAAAATCAAAGGAGAAGCACAGCCAAAATCATATGTTCCGAATCGCAATATGATGTTTCTGTCTATTGCATCAGCTTGGGCTGAATCAATTGGTGCTTCTGAAGTATGGCATGGTGCAGCACAAGCAGATTCATTAGCAGGTTACTGGGATGGTTCGCCTGAATTTTTAGAATCAATTAACAGTGTTCTTTCTTTGAATAGAGAAAAACGAATCGAAATTAAAGCACCATTAATTGAATTAAGTAAAGCAGAAATTATTAAATTGGGTGTAAAGAAGAAAGTAGACTTCAGTTTGACATATACCTGTTATTCAGGTGAAGAAAAACCAGATGCATATTCTGCATCATCTTCGCTAAGATTGCAGGGCTTTATTGAAGCAGGATATAAGGATCCCCTTCAATATAAACAACAAGAGCAATTAGAAGAAGCGTATAAGAAAAGAGGCTGTAAAGAAATTAACCTCTAAACAATTCTTCAATACGATAAGCAAACTGTTTGCGTTTAATATATTGTTCTTGTAGTAAACGATCAGTTTGCTTTCTTGTTAATTTAACCGATTCTTTATATGATGTTAAAGCACCGATAATTTCATCATACATGTCTTTAACATCTTCATTGCCGTATGTTAATGAAGATAAATTTTCGATTAATTGATCGACGAAATCAGATGCTGAACCCGACTTTAATACTTCCAAAGCAGATATTATACCTTCAGCTACATCATCATTATCGCCCACAATATTACTAAATTTTTGTAAAATAGCTGTGGTTAATTGAAGTGCTTTTAATTTATCTTCTTTGATTGGTGTTTCTTCTTCTTGTTTTACTTCCGTTGTAACGCCATTCAATTTAGAGAGCACTTTAGACCACTCATTTACCTTAAACCTTACATCGGGGGTTGCTTCATCACCCCCTCTTTTCGCAACATACTCCTGAGATGTTGCAGTAGCTTTATGTGCCCAAATACTGGTAGATACATCTTGCATGTATTCGGTTGGTTTGCCTTCTACAGAAGATTTTAAATTTTCAATTAAAGTATTAGTAGCGTCAGTAATGACTTTCGAACCAAAACCTTTCGTTTTCAAATCATATATCTTTTGCAATGAAATACGATGTTCAACAACACCATGCCGAATACGTTTTCCTAAAGCATCAAATAAACCAGTTGCTTCTTTTTCTAATGCTTTATATTGTTGTGCAAAATCATTAAATGCTAAAAATTGATTTGGTGTATTTTTTACCAAAACCATGCCATTAATTCCGTCGTCCGTATTTTCAGTTTTAATAACATCAGCGCCTTCAATTTTGAATGATATATCTGCATCACCCTTTCGCCCAAAATAAATCATATCACCAATAGCAAAATCAGTTGATTTACCAGTAAATGTAGCATCACCAGTTACATTGATCAAGCTACCTACATCACCGACATTTAATTCACCACCACTTCTAGCTTCACTGTCTTCACCGCCCATTCTTTGCGCGAATTCGTCATTTTTATTATTGCAATCGCGTATAATTGCAAATCTGAGCATTTTTATAATTAATTTATTTGTTCTATCTATAGTACCAGTTTCTATACTATTTGAGTAATATTTACTAGCATATAATTCAACATATTTGTTTAAATCGCCAAAATATGTTTGAGGCGCTTCATTGATTAATGTTGCATCGATGCGGGATGCCCAGCCTGGTGCTCTTAAAATAGACATAATTATATTTATTGATTTATTAAAATTTAAATGTAATATGAAAGCATATTATGTGCGCAATCTATGGTTCTAGAGACAGAAATCTTTTTGATATACTTCATGATGTTACTATTGATAGAGGTACATTTGCTTCTTCATTTGTCTTCCTTGAGCATAAAAAAAGAAATCTTTTTATTTCAAGAATGAAGGGTCATCCTAAAAAAATGGAATCATGGAACCCAGAAGATTTTTTTCCGAATGCAAAAAATAAAAATATCACACATTACCTCGGACATAATCAGGCACCAACCTCCTCACAGAGAGAACATGATACGGCTACATCACACCCATTTGTCGCACATAATTGGGTAGTAGCACATAACGGAGTCTTAACTAATTATAAAGAAATCAACAAAAAGTATTGTGCATGGAATAAAAATCCGGTAGATTCAAGTAATATTCCACACTTAATACACGCTTTAGAAACAAAAGAACCAAATAAATCAGAAGAAGAACTTATTTGTAGCGCACTTTCTCTTCTAGAAGGCACATTTGCATTATGGATCTTTAATGAAAAGACTGGTAACATCTTTATAGCAAGACAAGGCAGTACTTTATTTGCAAATGAAAAAGGTGATTTTTGTTCTATTCAATCAAAAAATTGGTTGGAATTAGAAGAAGGAGTATTATACAAAGTCACCAGAAAACTTGAATTAGCAGGCAATTTTAAAAACACATCACCATTTTTCACACTATGAACAATTTAATTGTTACTTGTACGCAAAAAAATAGACATCAATTCCAAGAAACAGATATCTATAAATCATATAATGAATGCAAATTATCTTCTGATTTTGAATTAGAAGTATTTTATCAAAATAAAGAAGGATTGTCAAAACAATATAATACTATCCTCAATAATGAAAAATATAAAAATTATGAATGGATTGTATTTGTTCATGATGATGTTTATATTGACGATGCCAGACTTTTACAAAAATTGAATGAAGCGCAGAAACTAGATTATGACATTGTTGGACTGGCTGGAGGATTGAATCCACGAATTGGCGGAATTAACCTTTGGCATTTAATGACTGATAGAAAAGATCATCGAGGGTTTGTAGCACACCCAGTAAACGAAAAACAAATGATGGTTACTAATTTTGGTCCTTCACCTTCTCGTGTAGTAATTATTGATGGATTATTCTTTGCTG